TGCTAATCCGCCAGTCGATTGGTTAATTTATAAAAGAAAAAACATGCTGCCCCCTACGTCGCCTGAATGGCACTCTAGTGAACGAACATTAGAAACCGTTAAAGAATATTTTAAAAATGCCCCAGAATTAGATTGGCAAGATATTAAACATCAAAATTAAATCAATATTACAGGAGAACAAGCAATGACGTTACAACAAATTTTAGCAGCAATAGCAGTGTGGGCTATTCTTATAGCAGTCACTTATACTCTTTCTGGGTGGACAAAAATCAAAGATTGTTACAAAATGTGGTTTACTCGAGAATACTGGACCAATTACAATATTGTAGAGTTTGCTAGCTGGTTGGCCAAAGCGGTGATTATCATACCAGGATTAATTTTTGGTATTCAATTGTGGTGGCTGTATTTTTTTACTTTATTCACTAGCATAACATTAATTTGGGCATCAAACAAAAAACTGTTACCTACCCTGGTAGGGTTTAATACTATGTGGGTATGGTTAAGCCTGATGGTTATTGCACAACATGTAATTAAATAATTAAATGTTCAATTTTAATACTATAGCTGAATATCAAATTGAAATTACAACCTATTGTAACGCTGCTTGCCCGCAGTGCCCGCGTAATATACAAGGTGGGCCAATAAATCCTTTTATGCCTTTGGTACACCTAAGTCGGGAGTCAATTGATGCTGCATTCAGTGTTAAACACTGTAAAACTTTACGGCAAATATTTTTTTGTGGTAGTTATGGCGACCCCATAATGCACCCGGACTTCTTGGACATACTACAAGACTTTAGACGAAAAAATCCAACCCTTTGGTTATACGTTCATACCAACGGCGGAGTACATGAAGAATCATATTGGAAGGAAATGGCTACCATTATGGATGGTCATGGTCAAATTGACTTTGGACTTGATGGACTAGAAGACACTTTACATTTGTACAGACGTAATGTAAAGTATAACATTGCTATGCGTAATGCCCGTGCCTTTATTCGTGCAGGTGGTAGAGCGCAATGGAATTATATTGTGTTTAAGCATAATGAGCATCAAGTTGAACAGGCAAGAGAATTAAGCAAAGAGTATGGTTTTTTTAATTTCCTTGCTAGAAAAACTGGTAGATTCTACGACCATACTAACGAACGTGCGTATCCAAGTTGGCCGGTGCTTAACAAAAACAAAACTATAGAATATTATTTGGAAGAATCTGTGAACACGGATTGGCGTAATCCCAGTGTACAAAAAATTGAAATGATTAAAAACTTGCACGGTAGCTTTCATGACTATCTCAAACAAACCTCAGTCAAATGCGATGCATTATTAGGGAATAAAGTTGTTGTTACTGCCGAAGGGCTAGTGCTACCGTGTAATTTTTTTGAACATAACATGTACGATGCTAGATTTCGCAACAATGCCATGCCCGGTGCAAATGCAGCAAGTTTCATTGATACAGGAAGAATTCAAGTAAAAGAGTTTGTTGAAGAATATAAAAACGAATTAGACATTAATAAAATAAATTTAGAAGATATTTTTAAATCTAGATTCTGGAACGAACTGGTTGACCGTTGGTCAGGGGCAAATAAGATTATGGAATGTGCTATGACTTGCGGAGAAAAATTTACAAAGGTATGGGATCAAGGAGGATCCATCAGATGAAAATGTTGGTAACAGGCGGTAATCGAGGATTAGGCAAACACCTAGTTGATGAATTTACCGGTGCAAGTGTCAGTCGTGCAGATAACGTGGATATTACACGTAATGCAGGTGCGATTGCTGCCATGAGCCTAGAATACGATGTATTCGTTAACAATGCGTTTGACGGACCACCGCAAGAAAGTTGGGCAAACTTTGGTCAAGCACAAGTTTATTTTGCCGTTTACGATGCATGGCGTACTGCCAACAAAGCGGGCTGGATTATTAACATTGGTAGTACCGGAAATAAAACCGTTGTTGCACCTGAACCTAGATTTGAAACTTATCGTGTAGCAAAAGCAGCATTGGCGCATGCCAGTCAACAAGGTACAGCGGCGTTTAAAGCAAATGTGGTACTATTTAAAACCACATTAATTACACTAGATCGGTTAGACACTGAGCTGAGTCGTAGTCGAGCAACATGGACCGGCAATGGTATCAATCTTAAAGACTTATCTAATTTTATCAAGTATGCCCAAACTTTAGATCCAAATACCTGTATTGAAGAAATAACATTTTATTGTAATCTAGATTATGAGTAACATTGTAAGTGTAGAACCGTTGACTGATTATTTCCATATCACATGGACTATACAGTTACGATGCAATTATGATTGTATGTATTGTGGTCCAGATCGTCACAATGTTAACGGAGAAATAACGTCGTTAGACAAATTACAAGCTTACTGGATACAAATATACGAAAAAACTAAACATAGAAATAAAAAATATAATATTCAAATTAATGGCGGAGAACCTACCGTTAATAAAAACTTGATTCCGTTTTTACAATGGCTTACAACAGAATATAAAGAACAAATTGTATATATTGGCGTAAGTTCAAATGGCAGTGCCAGTAAAAATTATTACTTAAATTTGTTAAAATATGTTTCAGGGTTAGTTCTGAGTACACATACAGAGCATATGGACGAAACTAAATTCTTTGACACTGCAATTGCTTGTACAAAACATGCTGTGTATAATAAAAAACTGTTTGAAGTAAATATAATGGACGAACCGTGGGCCGGCGAAAACATCGCAAGGTTTGTTGATACTTGCCAAAAATTTAAAATTAATTACGCAATTTATAATATTGATATGTCGCGTGGGTCTAGAGATTATCCAGTTTTTAAAATTAAATCAAATGTTGCGACTACAGCACAATAAAGGAGATAATTGCAAGATACAGCTCGAGGATGGAAGCGAGTCTGCGATCTCCTCTAAAGAATTATTCCAAAATTATTTGCACCGTTGGCCTGGGTGGTCTTGCGAAGCTGGTTTTACCAGCATTTATGTGCATGCCGACAGTAATGTATACAGTTGCGAGCGTGAAAATAATTTTCTAGGATCGTTAGAGGATAATACTTTTTCATTGTTGTCCGAGCCTACTGTATGCAAAATGCCACAATGCTCCAACAATTCAAATGAACTAATGATTAAAAAATTTAAAATTGACAAATAAAGAGATAACTAATGCTGTATGTCATGGCTATTTGAATCCACTTTGGTGGAAACCCTCCCCGAAGATTGTGTAGGATTTGTGTATTTGATCACAAACACCGTATCCGGGCGCAAATACATAGGGAAAAAACTAGCCAAATTTTCAAAAACTACAGTACGAACAGTAAAACTCAAAAACGGCACTAAAAAGAAAAAGAAGATCAGAAGCAAAATAGACAGCGATTGGCAACTATATTATGGCTCAAACGACGAACTCAAAAAAGACATACAAACACTAGGCCTAGAAAAATTTACTAGAGAAATACTGTACTACTGTACATCCAAAGCACAATGCTCATATATCGAAGCACGAGAACAATTCAGACACAAAGTCTTAGAATCAGATGATTACTACAACGGACAGATCAGCGTTCGTGTCCATGGCTCCCATATCAAAAACAAGATTTAAGTAGTACACAGCAAGCACAAGCTAATATCGTGTGCCCGACACCTGGTAGAAATACGCAGGGAACGGAAGCCTTCTCGCTACAAGAAGCACTCAATCACTACCCCCAGGGATGAAGATAGCTAATTGCCGCTATTTGATTGTTTGAATAGGATTCGTAAAGGCTAAAAAGACGCAGTAGCGATACTGCACGTTTGTTAGATATGCTGATATATGTTTAATAAACCGCCGTTGTATAAGAACGGAGCTCGAGGTACAGGACAACCGCCTCTGTAATGCTCTAATATCAGTGACTGATGCGACTCGGATGAAGCTCATTATATTTTTTGCCCGCCCTGGGCAAAGAGTGACCAAATTGATCTGGATGAAACTTAAAAAAAAACAATGTTGATGAGCACAAGCGAAATCAACAGATGACGTAGTCATCTTAGAAGAATGGCATTCCTGATTTCTTGGCTGTTTCTAAATTGTCTTTGATAATCTCATTAATGATTTTTCTGTCTTCTGTGCTTAACAACATGGCATCTGAATAGGATATACCGCCGCGCATGTACCAACAAAATCTTAATAGTTCATCTTTGATCTGCTTGACTTGATTTTCGTAGCTCTTAACTAGACCTAATATTTCTTCGGTGTTTTTTGTTAAGAGCGTTTGCCGAAAAAACTTGAATAATCAAAAGTTAATGCTACACTGTATTCTTTGGTACAACTGTTGCAAGATCCTGATTGCGGTTTCACTGCACCTTCTTTATTGACCTGTTCTATTTTTTCTTGCAAAGCCTTGCATATTTCACTGTCGCAATTGAAATAAAATTCTTCAATGTATTCTGATTCAGATACCACGGTTCCTGTGCTGGGAATTTCAATGTATTCGGTATTATCCACTAGCAGTTTGGTATTCAATTTGATCAAACGGTCTAGATGTTTTTTGTAAGCTTCAAGTTTTATTGGATCATTGCTGTCAGGTACTCCAAGATTTTCTAACATTCTTTGTTCTTCGTAAGCAATCTTGTTGGTTTCGTTTACACTGGCATAGTTCTGTGGTTTTAATTTGATTTTTACGTGCCCCATCTGTAATTTTTGTGTGTAGTTGGGCACAGTAACATTGTCCAAATATGTGTTTAGATCTATGTCAAATCTGTTTTCTTCATCACAATGTGGACATTTGGTATCAACCGGCATGTCGCTGCCGTAAGAAGCAATTCTAATAGAAATCAACACCGGGTCAACATCAACACTGGGCATTTGCCAGGCATTGGTTATGTTGGGACAACAACTCTGTATCACGTCAACTACACCTTGGCCGTTTAACAGTGCATCTGGTGTTTTTAACAAGATTTCGTCCTTGGCTGTCATTGGGAATACTGGTAGTTCGCCCACTTCTGGCAAGTTGAGCCCACTGTTCCAGAACTGACCACCACTGGGCAAACGCAAGTAAATTGCAGGCTGTCTAAAGTGGGCACGAAGAGGATTGACTGGTTTTTGATCCATTTTTGATTCCTATAAATAATTGATATATGAATATTTATAGGCCAAAAATATGACTCCTGCAGAAATCCAACAAGCAATACAAGCACTGGCACAACTGGGTGCTGCTGCTGGTAATTCACGAGCAGGTATAGCTGCTGTAGGGCAAAGCATGGCCAGACTGCGTACTGAAATGCAGCGTGGCACAGGCACCGTACAAGGTAACACTCAGGCCCTACAGCGATTAATGACTGATTTTGACATGCTTGACCGAACAACT